GAAAATAACATGTTCGGAGCATTACAAAACTCAACAGAGGCGGGTGCTTCTATACCTTTACACTATGGAATGACACGAGTATCTGGGCAATTTGTAAGCGGTTATTTACATACAACACAACACGGAAGAGGTAATGATCCTTCCGTTCAATCTATATTTCAAGCTAATCAAACTCCAAATGCTATTTTAGATGAGGCGGCTTAGATGCAGATAGAACTTCGTATACATTCATCTTACAAACCTTATTTTGATCAAAGCTCTTATAGCCTTGAAGTAATTGACTTTGAAGATATACATTTATATTTACGAAATTTACATCCAAAATTTGATGCGTATTTAAAGGCTGTTCAACGAAAAGATACTGAGGAAGCAGTTTGTTTAGTAGACTCTACTTTTAGAGTGTTAGACCATAACGCTAAACAAATGAAAAAAATAAAAGATGGCGATGTATATTATGTAGCTCCTATGATTGTAGGAGGAGGCGGCAAACGTGGTTTTATTGCTATTGCAGCTTTTGCTGTTTTAGCTATTGCTACAGGAGGTTTTGGTTTGATGGCTGCACCTGCCGCAGGTGTTGGGGTGCCTGGAACGGTTGGTGCAGCTACGATGGCAGGTGAAGGTGGAGGCGTTCTTGCTGGAACTTTAGCGAATAGTGGCGGTAGTACTATATTTGGAAGTGTAGGAGCAGCTTTTTCTAGTATGCCTACTTTTTTACAATCTATTATTGGTAACTTAGCTATAAGCTTTATAACTTCGTTATTTACTAAAAAACCTAAGTCTCCTGTTGCGGCTACTCCCGACTCGGCGGCAAGAACAGAAAATAATATGTTTAATTCTTTACAAAACTCAACAGAGTCAGGAACACCTATAGCACTAAATTATGGAATGACACGAGTAGCAGGGCAGTTTGTTAGTGGTTATCTTCACACCACTGCTCACGGTAAAGGTAATGATCCTGCGGTGCAATCGTTGTTTCAAGCAAATCATACTCCAAATGCTATTTTAGATGAGGCAGCCTAATGAGCGTTATTAGACATTATAATTCATATAAAGGTAGACGAGTTCCTTATATTGTAGGAGCTAAAGGTGGCTGTTTTCCTGCGGGAACTGCCATAACAATGGCAGATGGTAGTACTAAACCCATTGAAGATATTAAAAATTTAGATGTTGTGCTTGCCTTTAATAAAAACGGTGTTCTTAGCCCTGCCACGGTGAGTGAGACTTTTTATCACGAAAACGATGAGTTTATTACAATTAAACACTGGGCAGGAGAGTTTACTGTAACCCCTAATCATTGGATTTTAGCCGATTCAGGACTATTTTTAGAGGCAGGTCAGCTTACTACAAAAGATCAAGTAGTTACTAAAGATGGGCAAATTTCTCCTATTGAAAGTATTGAGCCTGCGGGTAGCGGTTCTAGTTATAATTTTACTGTAAGTAAAGCACATACTTATATTGCTAATGATGTACGCGTGCATAATAAAGGTGGGGGAAAAGGGGGAGGTACTACTCATACTCCTGTTGAAGCTGAAAATAGTTTATTCTCTACTGATATTTTATTTGTTACTAATGCTGTTGGAGAAGGTCCTGTATATAGAATTAATCCTAACGGGCCTCAAGACATTGAAATTCAAGACGGCGGTATTGATGATTTAATTAATCTAGACGGAGATGGACGAGAAAATACAGAGAAATTTAAAACTATTTCAAATACAGGAACCGTAACTCAATCACCTCTTCGAGTATTTGGAGAAGAAATTGTAACTCCCCAAAACTTTCAATCTCCTGTTAGATTGAAAAAGGGTAATGTTGCTGGAATACCAAAATCCTCAGTTGAGTTACAAGATACAAGTGCTGATGATTGGGATGCTCTTCGCTTTTCTTTTACACTAAACTCTTTATTGACACAATCCACTAACGGAGATATTAACGGACACTCTATTTCCTTGCGTATTCGTATATTTAACAGAGCTGGAACAGAAACTATTGCTGATACAGGAGATGAGGATACAGTAACTGCTGGAAACGCTACTATTTCTGGAAAAACAAACACTCCATTTAAATTTACTATTACTGTTTTGATTCCTGAAGAAAAAAGGTCTACTGATGGATATAAATTTACTGTAGAAAAAACTTCTGGTGACTCAGAAAAATCTACTATTTCCGAAGAAATTCAATTAAGTGGCTGGTTTGAAATTAAATATAAAAGACAAGCGTATCCAAGAACTGCTCATATTGGTTATGCTATTAAAGCACATTCTGAATATACAGGAGGCGTGCCTAACTTTACTTCTTTAATAAAAGGATTGCTAGTAAAGGTTCCCTCAAACTATAATCAACCTATCTTAGAAACAGGAGAGATAGATTGGAGAGAATTAGAACTTCCAGAAACAGGTACAGCTGAAATTGACGGTGTTTCTGGAGTACAAATTGGCTATACTCAAAGAGGTTACAGATTACAACAATCAGGACTAACTGTTCAAACCAGTGCTAACCCTGTTATTTATAAAGGTGTGTGGGACGGAACTTTTATCTATGCTTGGTCTCAAAATCCTGTTTGGATTACTTATGATATATTAACTAATAAAACATATGGTTTAGGGATTGCAGAAGAAAATATTGATAAATTTAAATTTTATCAAGTTGCTCAATATTGCGACGCTTGTAACGTAATTACAGGAGCTTTTGAGGGCATAGATTCTTTAGCAGACGGTACTTTTAGACATAAACCAAGAGGATTATTTACAGATAGTAGAGAAAATCAATTTGGTTTGTCATCTTTTACTAAGATTAAAGAAAGACGTTTTATTTGTGACTGTACTATTGTTGATCAATCTCAAGCAATGGATACTATTAACCAAATAACATCAATTTTTAGAGGAGCGTTAGTTTATTCTGGGGGTAAAATTACTCTTGCAGTTGATATGCCTAATGAAATTCCTGTAGCAGTATTTAATGAATCTAATATTAAAGATGGCAGTTTTCAAATAAGTGGTATTAAAGAAAGTGATATTTTAACAGGCGTAGATGTATCGTATATTGATCCTACTAACCACTTTAAACGAGAAGTAGTTCGTATTGATACTACAGATAGAAATGATGGTGTGCAAAAGTCAGAAATTGAAAATGTTGCGTCTCTTGATTTATTCGGGGTAACTCGTAGAAGTCAAGCTCTTAGATATGCCCAATATCATATTGCTGCTTCTAAATTTTTGCGTCGTCGAGCTCAGTGGACTACCTCAGCAGAAGCTTTATTGCTATCTCCTGGAGATGTTGTATCGGTCGCTCAAAGAAATATTGGTATTGCTTGGGGTTATGCTGGTAAAGTTGTTTCAAACTCAACTTTAGGTTCTGATACTGTGCAAGCGGGTAACGTAATACTTGAACATCTAACTACTCCTTCTTTGTCTGCTTCTGTATTTACTGCAAATACAAATCCGCTTATACTTCGAGTATTTCGCTCTGACAGAGATAGAATTGAATTATTTTTATTATCTAATACCGATTATCAATTATTAGATACAGGCAATGTTACTTCTGGTTTTGATAGAGCAAGAGTTAATGTAATTTCTAAATATAACTATATAACACAAGCTTTTGATAGTGGTATAGATTCTACTGGTTTTCAAGCTAATGATGTTCCAACTATAGGTGATTTATGGACTCTTGGTGAGATTGATGATCCTAATAATATTTATTCAGCAAAATCAGATAAACTATTTAAAATTACTTCTATTACTAGAAATGAGGATCACGAAGTTGTAGTTGACTCTATTGAATATGTGTCAAATATTTATGTAGATTCTGATACTTTTATTGACTATACTCCAACTGATTATATTGATACTACAAGTCCTCTTCGTCCACCACCGGCTCCGCAATTTAAGCTACAGCCTCTAAATAGAAGGGAACAAGACGGTTCTTTAACCACAGACTTATTTATTGATGTCTCTACGGAAAGAACAGGATACGGTCTTGCTTTTGCTACAGAGTTTGAGATTATGAAAACTGATGAATCTCAAACAATGCTATCAGGTCAACTTGATACAGATGTAAATGCTGCTACTTTTGGTACCTTGTCCTTTACTCCTTCTAATACTGCTGCTTTAGCTGATGCTACAGGCGTAGCAGTGTTGGTTGGGAAAAATGGATTTGATACTAATCTAGGAGAAATTAGATTACTATGTAACTCGGTAGCTGCTATAGATGACAGCTCTAGCATTAGATTTACTGTTGAAGGATTAAATGTTGCTTTTGATACTAATATCGGTAAACATGTTTTACGAACTAATGATGGCTCTATTCCTTTAAAAGGAATAGATCAGCTATCATTCCCGATTATTGGTAAAACAGATACTCCTTTACTTATACAAAATTTTGGAGGTCAATTAACTGAATACAGCGCTAATATAACTGCTTTTAATGAAACTGGTGACGATATAGATTTAGGAGATGCTTTAAGTATTGAAGTAGAAAATACAGAAAATTTAGGCGTAAGATTAGTTGATTTGCTTCCTCCAGCTCCTTTTTATGTAACTATTAATCAACTTTTAGATTCTAGATATTTAGATACTACACCAGATATTTATGTAGCTGGCTCTGATATTACGTATATTAGGAATAATACTTTTGTATCAGGAGCAAGTACTCATGTAGAGCCTCTTGAAATTACTCCTAGAGACAAAAATTTTATCACAGTATATGTAGATGGCATAAAGAAAACTGCTGGACAGTTTACTTTTAATAAAGATACTTCTCCTCCTAATATAACTTATTCTATTGAAGAAGGGGAAGAGACTATTAAGGTATTGATAGATCATTATACTGTTCCTGCTATTGAAATAGGGGATAATGTTCAAATTCTTTCAGATAACGTATTTTCTGTTGCTAACGTGTCTTATGACCCAGCAGACCCGTCATATAATGCTGCGCTAACTTCTAATAATATTTATTCTATCACATTATCTAAGCGTCCTCGGTCTAATGTAAGCGGATTTACTGCTATAAATATTTCTCCAAACCCTATTGGAGTAATTGCCAATGTAAATCAGAGTGCCGCTAATTTTACTTTTGATTATAATAAAGCTATTTATCCTGGTAATTTTAACTTAGCTAATAGCTATGTATATGATGTAGCTTATGGTGAGGGTTTTGAAAAAGTATTTTTAACAGAAAATAGAACTATAAGAAACTTATCTACAGGAACCACGATAGTTAGAGCAAGAAATAAAAATAGAGCAGGACGAGCCAGCCCTTATGTAACTAAAGCTCTTACAATAGAAAACCTTCTTATCCCAAAGGTTCAAAATGTTGTCATTACAGAATCCTTGTACAAAGAACAAGTTGGTGGTGTAGCTGTTAGAGCTATTGTAGCCTTTGATCATTTACAAAGCTCAGAAGTAACAGATTATGAAGTTTCTTATCGTATTACAGGAGAGTCTGCCGATCTAACTTCTTTTACTTCTGTAAAAATTCCGGCAACAGCTGTCGATTCTGATGGAAAAGTTAGATATCTTATAAACAACATTGATAGAGGTACTATTTCACAGATTAATACTTTAAATGTTAGGATTACTCCACTAAACAAAGATATTAGAGGACAAACTACAGCAGTAACACAAACTATTTTAGGTAAAACAGCTCCTCCACAAAACGTTATTAACTTTACTGGAGGCCAGCTATCTGATCAGATAACTTTTTTCTGGTCTTATCCACGAACTAACGATGAGCTATCTGATTTAGATCTAAAAGAAGTAGTTGTTAGGCGCATACCGGGAACAGCTACTATTAACTCTTCTAATTTTGTACTTGCTGACGCATTTCATACAGAAGCTGCGGGAGGCTCTAGATTTACTGTTAATATTGATACTTTTGGTACTTTTACTTATTTAGTACGAACTCGTGATACTAGCGGTAACTTTAGTGAGAGCGTAACAGGACTTACACTAACGACAACCAGGCCTGTTAGAAATACTGTTATTGCTGCATATAACGAAGACTCTCCTGGAACTACGTTTGCAGGAATTGTAAATTCAAATTCCGCAGAGGAAAATTTTGCTTCTTTCTCTACCTCTAATAATGGTGGTATCAATAACTCTTCTGTTCCAAGTTCTGTAGTAGATAATGCAAATGGTTCTTCTTCTGGTTGGTCTGCTATTGCAGCTTCTCCTACAGATTTATTAGCGGCAGGAGACGCTACTTACATTACACAAATTAGAGATTTAGGTTCTACTGTTACGGGTTCTTTATTTCTTGATATTGAAGGAACACAGGCAGTACAAACAACTTATAATGACTATCATACAGTATTGTTTTCTGGTGTCACAGAAACAAGTACTGGTCCAGCAGCGGATGTTCTTCAAGAAGATAATTTTGGTGGTATTGGAACAGTCCTTGGATTTTCTAATTCAACTCTTACATTTAATTATAGTGATGTTAATAAAACGTTAGTAGACACCACAACTACTGCTAATGTATATGCTATATGGAATCCCGGGCAGTATACTGGTAATGTTATTTCTATTTCTGCTATTACGCAAGCTTCTCCGGCTGTTGTTACTACAGTAGGATCTGAGCACGGTCTTGTAAACGGTGATAGAATTATCATTCACGATGTTACTGGTATGACAGAAATTAATGATAAAGAATTATATGTAACTAGAGACAGTGCAACGGCAGTTTCTTTATTTACCGATTCTGCAAGAACTACTCCCTTAAACTCTACTGGATTTACAGCATATAGTAGTTCTGGTGTGCTTGACCAAGGTGATTATGCAAACGCAAACTCATATGCTTTGATTGCCGGTGTTATTAATGCTAATCATGTTGCGTTAGGAACTTCTTATCACGCAAACGGGGATTCTACTGGTACTAATGCTTTTGCTAATATTACGCAAGTAGCTTCTACTTATCAATTAGTTGATTTGTCACAGTTTTCAGATTTAGGGTCGTCAGCAACTTTTGAAGGTACTTTAGGCATTGTCTCAACAACAGCATTTGTTAGGACTAGTACAGAAACACCAGAAAATTTATTCCAAGCAGACCCAACAGCTGCAGATCCTACAGCGCTACAGGTTGTTCAGGCTAATTTTACGGGAGGAAGCTCTACTAATGATGGTTTCTTACCATATGAAACGGGAACTAAAGCTTTCCGATTCTTCCAAATAAAATTTGTTGTAAATAACAACGAGCCTAATCAATTTGACTTTACAATTGATAAATTACGATATACAATTGAAAAAGAAAAGCTATCATTTACAGAAAGTGTTGTTTTTGACGGGGTTGATAAGGTAGTTGATTTGTCTTCTGCTAATTTTGTGCAAGTGCCTGTAGTAAGTTTAGATGTTACTTCTAGCGCTAATGCTTTAGCGGCACCTATAGCAGTAACTACCGAATTAAGCGCAACTCAATTAAAATTTAATGTATTTTTTACAAGTAATGGGGTTGCCCATCCAGCAGATAGCACAGCAACTGTATCGGTGACAGCAACAGGAGTTTAATAATGGCAACAGGGGATTCAAATACTTTTGTAGAACCGACTGCGGGTACAGCTATTAATACCGCCAGAGGGCAAGTTAATGGTAGTTTACGCGCTCTCTTACGTAATTTTTATAGTTCAGTAACTCCTACTGGACCAAATATTATTGCTTCTGGCACTAATCAAGGTGAGCAAGATGGTATGCTATTTAGAATGGCTAATGCTAATGTTGCTGCTTTATATATTTCAGACTCTGCTAATAAAAAGTCTTCTGAGGTTGGGGGTAATTTTACTAGGGTAGGTATAGGTAATCGGGTAGAAAACGGTATTGGAGCTTTAGCAGCTAACGTAACCCACTATGAAATTGGTGAGTTAGTTGCTACTGTAAGTGCTGATGGAGCACTAGCTTCTAATGCTCGGTTATACCTTTCAAAAGGTAATACAAATTCTATGACTGATTTCATAGATGTAGGTATTCCTCCTACAAACGGCTCTGTTACTGCTCCTATGATCGGTGACTTAGAGTATTTGCGTTTTTCTAATGCTTTAGTGGGAAAAACCAAATTTACAACTAATGCTGACATTAAATTAGGCAGTGCAGGCGACGGAGACGGTAATACTGCTATTGGTTTTAATACCAATAACGTAAATTCTAATGTAAGTTTAGTTAAAAATATTCAAGAGAGTGGGCACGGTTTAAGTATTATAGATCAAGATGGTGATTACGGTCCTCTACGTTCTAATATAGTTTTTCAATCTACGGTCGCTGGTACAGATACTGCTATCTCTGAGTTAATTCCTGTAGGGACTATGGTAGTGTGGGGAAAAGCAACAGCTCCTTCTGGATGGTTATTGTGTGATGGTACTGCTATTTCTCGAACTACTTACTCGGCTCTTTTTGCACAATTAGGCACTGTTTATGGAGTGGGTAATGGCTCAAGCACTTTTAATCTACCTAATTTTAGAGATAGAGTTCCTGTAGGTGCAGGAGCGAATATGTCTTTAGGTGACCAAGTAGGTGCACTAGCAGCTTCTGGTGTAATTACTACAAACTCGGGAACGGCAGATTTAACATTAGATACTGCTTCTTTTGCTTCTAGTGCTAAAGACTCTGCTATAACAGACGCTGTAACAAATGTTACCGCTGGTGGACACACACATACTCTTACTTTACCGCACATTGCGGTAAACTTTATAATTAAAACATAGAGGACTAAAATGGAATATATGAAATTTGAAATTGATAATTTGACGCAAGACAGAGTTATTTGTCAATATAGAGAAATTACAGAAGAAAAAAAGGGAGAGTTTAAATCACGAGTATTTCCTTTAGAACTACTAGGAGAACACGAACCAAAAATTCTTGAATTAGTTAAAGGGGATATTACAGGTATTTATTTAGAATACAACGGAGAAGTAACACACACAGAACGAAAACAGTTTGGAAAAGCAATAACTGCTCTAGATGAGGAAACAGTAGAGTATTGTTTAAAGGTTGTTAAAAATGCTTGTGTTCAAGAAAAATGGGATGATTTACTTAAACCGCCTTCTGTAGACGAACAAGTTGAGGAATTTTTAAAAGAATTTTTTCCTGATAACGAGGAAGAACCTTTAGAACCAAAAGACTTTTTAGCAGAATTTTTTGCGGAATTAGAAGAAGAAGCTGATTCCGAAAAGGAATAATAAATGGCATTAACAAGAATTACTACTTCAGTTGTTGAAAGTGATGCGGTTACTACAGATAAGATAGCTGATGGAGCTGTTACTACAGATAAGATAGCTGCTGGGGCTGTAACAATAGATAAATTAGCAGCATCTGCTAATGTTTCCCTTGTTCACGCAGATTTAACATCTAATGTTAATTTAGTGCAAGATAATGTTGTACGAGTTGCTGCTAATTTATTAAGTAATACTTATACTTATGCTAATACAGAAATTGGTTTTCTTGGGAATAATGCTCCAGAAACACAGACTCTTAGTTTGGGTGACCCTGCTAATGTTATTGTTGGGACAACAAAACACAGTAGCGGAATATCTTTTGTTCGTATTAACAGTGCTGCAGGACAAGGAAAGTATAATTTAGATGTAAGTGGTAACGCCCGTATTCAAGAGGCTTTTATTAATACTGTTGCATTATCCAATGCAAACCCTTCTAGTACTGGATTTTATCTAGGAACTCCAGCTAACATTATTTTAAGGGCATCTACTACACAAGACGTAACTGGTCGTTTACATATGGGTGTTCCTGATAGTATTTCTGGCTCCTCTCGTTATGCCGTAGATGTTAGATCCAATGCAAATATTGGAGATACGTCAGTAACTGCTTTAGGCGTAGATAACGTAAGTCCAGCCTCTGGAACTATTTCTGTAGGTGTTCCTGCTAATGTGGTAATTCGCTATCACGCAGCGAGCGGAGCAGGCAATGTTATTATTGGAGATGCTACGGCTACTTCTGAATACAACTTAGATGTTCGTGGTAGTGCAAACACCTCAACAATCATAGTTGATTCTCTAACAGCATCTAGGGCATTAATTTCTGGAGCCTCCAAAGGCGTAGAGTCTTCTTCTGTTACCTCTACAGAGTTAGGTTATGTTTCGGGAGTTACTTCTGCAATTCAAAATCAATTAGACAGCAAAACTGATCAAACAAATACTAATACCGTTCAGGATAATGTAGCAGCTGCCGAAGCTAATATAGCATCTGTCATAAGCGGTTCTACCGCTTTTACCGGTGCTGTAACTATGAACGATGATTTAACTGTTCAAGGTAATCTTACTGTTGCTGGTAGTTTTGCTAATCTTGCAGTTCAAGATTCTTATACAGACGACCGTATGATAATGTTAGCAAATTCATTTACAGGATCTCCTTCTCTTGATGTAGGCTTACTATTTAATAGAGGAAATCAGGGCAATGCTGCATTTTTCTATGATGAATCTGGGCGCAGATTTAGACTATCAGACACGCAAGACCCTTCATCTAATACAGCTTTATCCTCTGTAACAGACTCAAATCTTCAGTTAGGTAATTTATTTGTTGAATCTATTACTTTAGATGGAACAGCAATTAGTGCAACAGGCGTAGAATTAAATTACACAGACGGAGTAATTTCCGCAATTCAAACTCAATTAGATGGTAAAGACACTAAAGCAAACGTTGACGCGTTCGCAAGCTATGCTAATACTAACTTAGACACTAAAGCTAATGTTAGCGCTACTTACTTTTTAGCGTTAGCTAACGACTTTGTAACGTATACAAGACTTAATGCTAATATTAATGTTGTACAAGATAACGTAGCTTCTATTACTTCTAGGTCTGATGCATTTGGTACGTATGCCAACACTAACTTAGATACTAAAGCTAATGTTAGCGCTACTTACTTTTTAGCGTTAGCTAACGACTTTGTAACGTATACAAGACTTAATGCTAATATTAATACTACTACAGATAATGTTACTGCTGTTGAAACTCGTCTTAATGCTAATATAGATATCGTTCAAGATAATGTTGATATTTTAGCAGGAACTACTCTAACTCCTAGTTCTAATACAGTTACTTCTGTTGCAGGAGCAAACGCTTATGGCATTGGAGCAGCGATAACTGCGATTGCAAGAACTCGTGTTTATGTATCAGGCGTTTCTCAATTACCTACCACCGATTATGTAGTACCATCTTCTGGTGTTATGCAATTAACTGACCCTTCTGCGGATATTCCTGCTGACTTACCTATTTTAATTCAATATTGGGACTAATGAAAATAAGACAACTTACTACAGAACTTACTTTTCGCTGTAATGCTAAATGTCCAGCTTGTCATAGAATAAAGCCTTTACGTATAGATTTAAATGATAAACAGTATACTATTTCTTTAGAACGTTTTAAAACTCTGTTTAATCCTG